GACCGCCGTCGTCACGGATCTGACCGAGGCTGGTCGCGTGCTTGCGGTCGCGACCGACCGCGTGAAGGCGGCGGAGGCCGAGCTCGACGCAGCCAAGAGCGAGCGGAAGCGGCTCGCTCACGACGTCCTCCCCGCCCTCTTCGACAGCGCCAACGCCGACCGGATCGGGCTCCCCGACGCGGGGCTCGACGTCGTCATCCGACCCTACTACCACGCCAACATCGGCGGCGACATGGATCCGGAGCAGAAGGAGCGCGCCTTCGACCACGTCGAGGAGCTCGGCGGCGGCGATCTGATCGCAACCGTCGTCGAGATCAAACTCGGTCGAGGTCAGTTGAAAAGCGCCGAGGAGATCCGGTCCGCTCTTCTGTCGGCCCCGATTTTGTCTAGGCAGGATGTCGGCACCCTCTCCAGGGCCGTGATGGAGAATAAACTCTCGAACCACCAGCGAGCGATCCTGCTGCAGATCCTGGACTCGTGCGTCCACGTCCCCGACGGAGGACTGGTCCGGCTGAGCCGAGGGATTCCGTGGGCGACCCTGACGAGCTTCCTCCGGGAGTGGTTCGACCGGCGCGACGCGGCTCTGGAGGAGTGCGCCGAGGGCGAGTCCCCACCACCACCGTTCGACAAGACCCCGAACCTGGACCTCCTCGGCGCGACGATCGGTCGCGTTGCGAAAATCGAGGTCCGACCCAAGAGGAAGACCCGCCGATGAGCTCCGTCTATCCGTCCGGGCGGGTTCAGGTCGTCTTCACCTCTGGGACCGGGCGGTCGGCGACCTCGAGAGTGGATGTCCCGGTCGTGGAGGACATGTCGCACGACGAGGATCTCCCGACGGCGTCCTTCTCCATCCCTCGGGTGCTGGCGGACGAGCTGGGGCTGGAGGAGTTTCTGTCGAGGGCGGATGGCCACGACGTCTGGATCTACCAGGACACCGACTCCGGAACCTTCTGTCTGTGGCTCGAGCGGTGCACGTTCGAGCTGTCTGAGCAGGAGGGAAGGCTCCGGATCGTCGTGACCTATCGGGCGTGGAGGCGCGTGTGAGCCGACGTCACTGGTCCGAGTCCTACTCCTGCGTGTGCGGGGCGAAGTTCCGGTCCTACGGCGCCGAGGCGAGGCACCGCCACAACTTCCCGATCCTGTGCCGGAAGAAGCGCGTATCGCGGAGACTGAGTTCCGCGCACACTGATCGAACTGCAGCCGCAGCCGAGCCGACGAGGGCACCGGGGTCCCCTCTCGTCGAGATGTTCCTGGGACCCCATCAGCCCACGAAGCAAGAGGAGAACTGACTCCGTGGCCACAAAACCGACCGACAAGAAGACTCCAGTCGACGGCGGACTCCCCGATCAGGACCCCGCCACCACCGCGCTGACCGGCGCCGCCCTGACCACCGCCGCGCCGGGAGGCCCCCCGGCAGACCTCGCCGACGACATGGAGGCGCTCGCTGGCGCCGGCATCAGCGACCGGCCCGAGGACGCGTCCACCCCGTGGCTCGTCGTGCTCCAGAAGGGTAGCCCCGAGGTCAACAAGCACGAGCCGGAGTATGTGCCGGGAGCGGAGGCGGGCGACTTCATGCACTCCATCACCAAGCGACTCTGGAAGCAGGCGGAGGGCGGACCCTGCGTTCTGCAGGCCTTCTTCCAGAAGAACGAGGTCGAGTGGGTGCCGCGTGGCTCCGGCGGTGGCTACGTCGCCACGCACGACGCGAACACGGCGCTCGGGCGCCAGGTGACGCTGGTCCAGGCGCCTGGTGGCAGCAAGCGCATGCTCCGGATGCTCCCGAACGGCAATCAGCTCGTGGAGACCAACTACCACTTCCTGATCGACGTCGACGCGATGGACATGATGGTCCTCGGCCTGACGTCCACCGGCCTCGGGTTCAGCCGTCGCTGGACCGCCGCGATGAAGTCGCACAAGATCCGTGGCGCCAACGGCCCGGTGATCGCGCCCAGCTTCACCCGCGTCTACCAGCTCAAGACGCTCTACCAGAAGAACGACCAGGGCGACTGGTTCGTTCCGGTGGCGGAGGATCTCGGCTGGGTCCAGACCGGCACGGACCAGCGGTTTGCCTACGAGGCAGCGAAGAAGTTCTTCCTGCAGGCGAACTCGATGGGGTCGGTTCCGATGGGTCGCCCTGCCGATTCCGGGAGCACGATCGACGCCGCGCCCGCCGAGGACAGCGGCCCGCTCTGACGACGACGTGACGCCACCCACCGGGGAGACTCGGTGGGTGGCGTGCCTTGTGGGGGACGTCCGTGTCGACTCGTGCCGAGAGATTCCACATACTGTTCGAGGGTGCCCGCCGGTCTCACGGAACCTACTCCGTGGAGGACCCTCGCGCCGACTCTCCTAAGAAAGAGATCAAGCGGACCGCCCGGACTCTCCGGGAGCCCGTCACGACGGAGCTCTGGGTTCAGCATCTGGAGGGAACGAGACCGCTCGGGGTCGTCACGATCCGGGAGGACCACACCGTTCTGTGGGCCGCAGTGGACGTCGACGACTACAGCGTGTCGCACACGGAGCTCGTCTCGAAGCTCGCCGCGCACGACGTTCCGGCACTCGTCTGCAGGACGAAGAGCGGCGGAGCTCACGTCTTCCTGTTCTTCTCCGAGCCGATAGCTGCCGAGGAGGCCATGTCCCGGCTCCGGGAGCTCGCCGCTCTCCTGGGCCACGGAAACTCCGAGATCTACCCGAAGCAGGACCGCGTTCTCGCCGACAAGGGAGACCTCGGGTCGTGGCTGAACATGCCATACTTCGACGGCGACGCCACCACGCGATACTGCGTCAGACCCGACGGAGCGGGACTCACGGCCGACGCGTTCCTGACCGCAGCCGAGGCACGGAGGATCACTCGGGACCAGTTGATGGCCCTCCGGCTCCGCCCCACGGTCGAGGAGTTCAACCAGGGACCTCCGTGTCTGGAGACCCTGGCGGCGGTCGGGTTCGGCGAGGGCACCCGGAACAATGGACTCTTCGCGCTCGGCGTGCTCGCCAAGAAGATGAGTCCCGACGACTGGGAGAAGCTTCTGGAGCGGTGGAACCAGGACTACATGCGGCCGCCGCTCCCGTCGGCGGAGGTGTCGGTCATCCTGAGATCGCTCCGCAGGAAGGACTACACCTACAGGTGCACGGATCAGCCGTGCGTCAGCCACTGCAACGTCGCGCTGTGCCGAACGCGCCCCCACGGGGTCGGAGCCGGGGGTGCTGCCCCCATCCTGGAGAGCGCGTCCGTTCTGTCCAGCGATCCGCCTCTGTTCTTCGTCGTCCTGAAGACGGGCGGAACGATCGAGTGCACGGCGGCGGAGCTCCTGGACTCCAAGAAGTTTCAGCTCGCGGCGCTCAATCAGCTTCGCATCGTGACGCCGCTCTACAAGACGGACGACTGGCTCCGGTCCGTCCAGAAGATAATCGAGAACGCCACGGTCATCGAGGTTCCCTCCGAGGTCGGCGTGAGGGGCCGCTTCGAGGAGATACTCGAGAACTTCTGCACCGACCGCCACAGAGCGGACCAGAGGGACGAGATACTCCTCGGGAAGCCATGGGTCGACGACGCGGGGAGGAGGGTCGTGTTCCGGCTCATGGACCTGGAGGCTGCGATGGCCCGCGTTCGTTTCGACGACTACGGTCGGGCAAAGATCACGGCGAGGCTCCGGGAGATGGGCGGCGGCTCCCTCCAGTTCGACGCTCGCGGGAAGAACGTTCGGTGCTGGTTCATCCCGACGTCCGCCGTGTCCTGGCAGACCTCGCCGCACGCCGTTCCGGACCCATCTGACACCCCACTGTAGGAGAGACGAGTGAAGACGACCCTGATCCTGTCCCGCTTCGCGTCCAGCTTCACGTCCACCCCCGGCCTGCTCGTCGTGGAGCAGGGATCGTCCCGGTGGTGGTGCTACACGATGGAGGACCCGGTCCGGCCCCGAGGACAGAAGATCGCTGGTCGGACGGCGATCCCGTCCGGACTGTATCGCGTGTTGATCACCTACAGCCCTCGCTTCAAGGTCGATCTCCCACTCCTGGTCGGCGACGAGCAGTTTCAGCGCGACTGGAGCGGCGTGCGGATTCACTCCGGGAACAAGGCCGAGGACACGGAGGGGTGCCCGCTGGTCGGCATGACGCTCGACCGCGCGGAGTGGGTCTCCAGCTCGGCCGTCGCGATGGGTATGTTAATGCCGATCCTGAGGAGGTCCACCGACACGACGCTCCGCATCTACAACGACGGGGACCGCGCGCCATGAGGATGAAGCTTCTTCGGCGCGACCACATCGAGGGCGTGGGCGTGTTCGGGATCCTGTTCTTCCCTGCGACTCTGGTCGAGCCTCCTCGCCTAGATCTCGTCGCGCGGAGGCTGTGATGCGCCTCTTCTTCGACTTCGAGACGACTGGGAAGCTGGAGAGGCACTCCGGACCGGACGATCCTCGCCAGCCGGTCCCGGTCCAGGCGGCGATGTATCTTGAGACCGACAGCGAGAACGTCGTTCGGGTCTCGAGCTACCTCATCGATCCGGAGAGCTGGCCGGGGGAGCGAGTCCGGTGGGACCCGGACGCGGAGAGGGTCCACGGAATCCCGAGGGAGGTGGCGCGCGCATACGGGGTCTCGGCTCAGCATCTCGCCAACGACTTGATGTCCATGCTCGGGCACGCGACTCTGACCATCGCTCACAACATCGAGTTCGACGTCCGGATCGCCGACGTGGCGTTTCACCGACTGGGGATGCCGAGGCTCCCGTGGCCCACCCAGTTCTGCACCATGCTTCGGTCCGTCCCGATCGTGAAGAAGCCGGGGCGTCGCGTGGGGGAGTTCGGGTGGCCGAAACTGGCGGAGGCATACCACTTCTTCACGAAGAAGGAGCTCTCCGGAGCCCACGACGCGCTGGTGGACGTCTATGCCTGCCGCGCGGTGTTCCGGGGAATTCAGCGAACGCTCGCGCAGGCGGCTGTTTCGCCGCCGGAGGCTCCGGGCTAGACTGAGGGCTCCAGAGGGAGGCTCGCGTGCAGACATTTCTTCCGTATCCCGACTTCGTCCTCAGCGCCAGGGCTCTCGACGACCGAAGACTCGGGAAGCAGCGCGTGGAGGCTCACCAGATCCGTCGGGCGCTCCTCGGTGTCACCACCGGCTGGAGAAATCACCCCGCGACGCTGATGTGGGAGGGTCGAGTCGCTGCGCTCGGCATCTACACGAACGCCATGATAGACGAGTGGATCCGCCGGGGATTCCGGAACACGATGAGGCACTGTCCGGTCTACCGAGGTCAGGAGGTGATGATGCCCACGTGGATGGGTCTCCCCGACTTCCACGCTCGCCACCGCTCCAACCTTCTCCGGAAGGACCCCGATCACTACGGAAAGTTCGGTTGGACGGAGTCCCCGGACATGGAGTATCTCTGGCCCGGCGGAGGAGTCTGATGCCCGCAGCGATCGACTGGTCGGAGGAGATGACGGCGGAGCTCCTTCGCCTTCGCCGACTTGGGCTGTCGGCCAAAGAGGTCTCGGAGCGACTCGGGATCTCCGCTCACGCATGTTGGGGCCAGCTCGCCAGAGTCGGCGATCCCGCGAAAGAGATTCCGCCTCAGCCACCACCTCCGGGCGCTGTAGAGGGTCCCGAGAGAAATTCCTGGGGCAACGCGATGAGGCCAGGGCACCCAGTGTCGTGGGGTGCGCTGACGTCCGGGACGGTCCTGGACGGACTTCCGTATCCGTCGAGGGTCGACCAGGTCGTCGGAAAGCTGTCGAGGAGGGCAGGGACGTGAGGATCAGCTTCAGGGGCGGGACGTGGGTCAACGACTGGGTCCCAACTCCCGGGGCGGAGCTCCGGTGGCTCAAGACCAGGAGGACCTGGACAGCGACTATCGGGTCGGTTCGCATCGCCACCGTTGGCTCGAACACTATAGGCGGGCAGCTCCGGCTGACAATCGTCGGATGGACCTGGGGAACGAGCGGCACTCCGTCCGTTCCGGTTCGAGATCTCGACGAGGCAGCCGCCAGGATCAGGCGAGTTCTTCGGGAGGTCGCTGCGGAGTGCCGAGTCATCCTTGGGGAAGACTCTTTCTCGGACGGAAGAGGCCCGCTACAGTGACCCCGTTGCGAGGGAGGTCGGCGTGAGTCCGTTTCAAGAGTTCGTCCGGGAGCACTCCAGACTGTCGACGGATCCGCCTCAGTGGAGGATCGTGTCCGAGCTCCTGGGGTGGATGTCGAGTCTTCCTCCTGGCGCGTGGATCGTCTGGGCGACCTGGACGATCCTCTCTGTCCTCCTGTTCCTATATCTGGCGAGGAGAGTATCCCGATGACGTCGAGGCTCTGCGAACACTGCAGGGTGGTGGAGCTGGATCCGGCCGGGTCGTGCCCCGTCTGCGGCTGGAAACCTCCCCTGGGGGGCTGGGCCGACCCCCCAGCGCCGCCGCCCCGCCCGCCCGCCCTACCGCCAACCCCCCGCCCCTCCCCCGGCCAGGGGCCGTCTGGGGTCTCCATGTCGGACGCCATGCTTCTCTGCGCTCTGGACGTTCTCGCGTCCAGCCTCCCCACGGAGGACGGAGTGGGGGACGTCGAGATCCTCACGGAGATCGGGAGGATCGCGGACGACCTGGTTCTGTCCGGCGTGTCGCATCCGTCCGGGGAGCCGATGGGCGAGGTTGGGTTGAAAAACCTTGCGCCGCACAATTATGCCTCCGAGTGGACCATGGTCTCCCTCGTTGCACGGAGCACTCGCCTCGGCCGGATCCTTGGGTGCCGAGGAATCGTGGACTACCTGATCGAGAAGATAACGCCGGGGTCCGTCGTGATCGTCGCGTCGTGGGAGGGAACGACCCAGCTCGCTGTCTATCCCGAGAGGATCTTTCGCCGGGTGCTCTTTCGGATCATGTCGACGGACGTTCCCCACTTTCGGGGTGTCGATGCCGTTCGGGTGTCGGTGGATGCCTGCGTCCCCTGGGACGCCCCGTTCGTCGAGCCGGGGGGTGCTCGTGGCGTCGTGGCTCAGCTGAAGGGAGAGTGGACGTGAAGATCGAGACGACTGTCAACAACATTCTGATGAGCGTGTGGGACCTCTCTGGTCGGGGAGTCACGATCAACAGCGTTCCTCGGGACGGTGTCCGCGTGCTGATCCCGGGCGAGGACACTCCGGTAGAGATCGTCGAGGGCCAGGTGTGGCGCCACTCGAAGTCCGGGCGGCTCTACACCGTTGCGTCCATCGGCGTCATCGAGGAGGGCGCGGTCCTCGCGGTCCACTATTTCTCGGAAGGGTCGCCGACGATCTGGACTCGGCCCGTGGCGGCGTGGCTGGAGCCGGTCCTGGTCGAGGTGACGCTCCCTCGCTTCCAGAAGATCGAGCCGTGACGAGCCCGGCTCCGGGAACGCGGTGGAGGAGCCTGAGGACTCGGACGATCTTCGTTGTAGACGGATTCAGAACGCTCTCCGACGCGAACCGGACGGAGTGCGTTCTGTGCTACAACGAGGCGGACCCGAGGGACCGAGTTCTGTTCAATCTGTCAGACTGGGGACCCGACTCCCCAGCTTTCGAGAGGGTCTAGGTCATGGAGTGGAGGCGCCCCGAGGTGGAGGTCCGCGTTCACACGTCGATGCGGAAGAACGGAGACAGAGCGCCGTCGGAGAGCGAGTGCCTGTCGTGGGAGATCGTGATTCTCCCGTCGTTCCCCTCGTCGGATCCGTTCGTTGTTCGCTGCTTCGACCAGTACGACTACAAGTGGGACTCGTTCCAGGACCGGAGGTCTGTCGAGAAAGCGGCGATGGACTGGACGACTGGCTTCTGCGCGGCCCTCGGCGTCTCGAGTTTCACGATCGTCCCCTACAAACTCAAGATCGTTCATGTAGCGGAGCGGGACGATGCTCGCGCGACGTCTGTGAAGGTCCCATGACCGGGTGCTCCCTGGGCAGCCTCTGCTGCAAGTCCGACCCCTGTCGATACCACTATCACGGCTTTGAGCAGATGTCGTACGCCGACGAGTCGGGCGACGCGTCTCGCCTCCGGGAGCAGAACGATCGCCTTCGCGCGGCGCTTGCTCCTTTCGCGGAGGCGGGGAGGATGTCGATCGTCAGCGGACGCCCGCCCGGCGAGCACGTCGACGCCGACGCATTCGTTCGCGCCAAAGATCTCCTGGAGGAGCTCCAGTGAGCCCGGACGACTGGGAGATCGTCCTCGGTCCGCCTGGGACAGGGAAGACGACTCGCCTCCTGAGCATCGTGGAAGACGAGCTCCGGAACGGAACGCCCCCGGACCGCATCGGCTACGTCACGTTCACGCGACGTGGTGCCGAGGAGGCTCAGGACCGAGCCCGATCCGGCCTGGGTCTGGACCGACGCGATCTGCCCTACTTCCGAACCATTCATTCGCTCGCGATGAGGTGGACGGGACTCAGCTCCGCCCAGATCATGGAGGGCGCGCGGGTCCAGGAGTTCGCGGACCTCGTCGGAGCGCGGATCACTGGCCGATTCTCTACGGAGGACGGGACGTGGGCCGGATACGAGACGGGCGACCGGATGCTCTTCATGGACAATCTGGCCCGCATCCGCCGCATACCCCTCAGGAAGCTCTACGAGCAGGACCACGATGATCTGGACTGGAGGTCCGTCGAGAGGTTCAGTCGGGCTCTCCAGGAGTTCAAGGCCGACCGAGACCTGCACGACTACACGGATCTCCTGGAGCTCTTCGTGACGCGCGAGTCCGGACCTCAACTCGACGTTCTGATCGTCGACGAGGGGCAGGATCTCTCCCGAATACAGTGGGAGGTCGTGGAGGTTCTGTCGAGAACGTGTCGCCGGGTCGTCGTAGCAGGGGACGACGACCAGGCCATCTACGTGTGGGCCGGAGCGGACGTGAACACCTTCCTGGACCTTCCGGGGCGAGCCGAGGTCCTCGGGAAGTCGTGGAGAGTCCCTCGGCGGGTCCAGAGCGTCGCCAACGAGGTCGTCGGAAGGATCCGTCGAAGGCGAGACAAGCCCTGGTCGCCTCGGGACGAGGAGGGCTCCGTTGTTCGGGTCTCCGGACTCGGTAGTCTGGACTGGGCTGGGGACTCCATACTTCTGCTCGCGAGGAACAGGTTCCAGCTCGAACCCGTCATGGCGGAGCTCCGCTCGGCCGGAGTCCTGTTCGAGCATCAGGGGCATCCGTCCGTCCGGAGGTCCATCCTGTCCGCTATCGTCACGTGGGAGCAGATGAGGCGCGGCAATCCACAGCCAGTGGGGGACGTGGAGGCGGTCTACGATCTGATGACGATGGGTCTCGGATGGCAGAGAGGGCACAAGAAGCTTCCTCGGTTCGCGCCCGACGAGTCGGTTGGGATCCCGGAGCTCAGGGAGCGCGGCGGACTCCTGGTGGACACGCCCTGGTTCGACGCCATGGACCGGATCTCCGCGTCGGACCGGTCCTACATCGTTCGGTGCCGGCGTCAGGGCGAGCTCCTCACCAAGCCTCCCAGAGTCCGACTATCCACGATCCACGGAGCGAAGGGTGGAGAGGCCGACCGAGTGATTCTCCTGACGGACCTGGCGACCCGGACGTTCGAGGAGGCGCGTCGCGCCCCCGAAGACGAGGCCCGTGTGTGGTATGTCGCGTGCACTCGGGCCAGGAGGGAGCTGACGATCGTCCGTCCGTCCGGATATCGCTCGTACGACATATGACTAATCCTGGTCGTGGCCAGGATTAGGTCTTTCGCGGTTTCTCTCGTGACGCTACAGTGACTGTATGAGAACGCTGGTCATCACCGCTGGAGGCTTTGGGTCCATCTACTCGTTCGACGACGAGAGGGCCGCCAAGCTTCACCCCATCACTCACTACGGGGACGCGATCCTCCAGAGGGCCGAGGACCTGCCGCAGCTCTACAACGACCTGGAGTGGTCGAGGCTCGCCCGGATGGCGGGTCTCGAGCTCCCCGAGGCGACGCTGGAGGTGCTCAAGGGGCCTCGGCGTCGCGCTCTGGAGCTCCGGGAGTCCATGTCGCTCGGGATCTGGGACCTCTTAGTGAAGAGAGCCGCTGCGCCCCCGACCGATTACAACGATCTCTGCACCGCAGTGGCCAGGGATCGGCTCGCCTACAATCAACCCGACACAAAGAAGGACACTCGTCACGTGAACACCGCCACCGACACCGCCGACATCCCCGCCACGGACAAGACCCGCGCCGCCGCGCGTCCGGCGAGCGACCTGCCCGACCACGGCACGCTGCACTTCCTGAACGACAAGGAGGGCAAGCCCTACAGCCCGACCAACCATCCGTTCCGCGAGGGCAGCAACCGCGCTGGCCGCTTCGCCCACTACACCGATGGCGTCACGGTGGCCGGCCTGCTGAAGGCTGGTCTGACCCGCCGCCAGATCCACGACCACATCGATGCCGGCCTGGTGGAGCTGCGCGTGGACCCGGCCAACGCTCCGGCGCCGCAGGAGCAGCCCGCCGCCTGATTGCCTCTAGCGCCGGACGGCGCTGAGGCGCATACTTGGGGCCGAGGGGAGACCTTCGGCCCCAAGAGCGAGGAGAGTGGCGTGAGCATCGAGGACTTCTTCGCGTATGCCCGAGCCCGGCACGAGGTCCACATCCGCAGGGAGGTGCTCGGGGAGCCTCGTCCGTGGACGACGGACCCGGTGCTCCAGACGAACCGCTTCACGAACGTCTATCGAGAGCTGGACCGGACGACTGTCTGGCTCCGGCGCAGGGTCCGCACGCCGCTCCTGGAGGGAGGTGGGCACAGAGGCTCGGAGCTCGCTCGTCGCCTTCTGCTCGCGACGGTCGTGTTTCGTGCGTTCACGCGTGTCGAGACCGGCGAGTCGATGTTCACCCAGGGGCTGCTCTCGTTCTGCGAGGCGCAGACTCCGTTCGATCACTTCTTCGACACGGGGGACGTGTCCGAGCTCCGTCACGCGATCCTACTCGCTTCCCCGAAGGGACCGTGGGTGACCGGTGCCTACATGATCCGCTCCCCGACCGGAATGACGAAGCTGGACGGAGTCCTGGACAACCTCCGGCGCTTCTATTACGAGACGAACTGGCGAGTCTGGTCTGCATCCATGATCGAGTGTGGCGGAACCGGCAGCATGAGGGCTGTGACGGAATGGCTGGCGACCGCCCCCGGCCACGGACCGTTCCTTGCCTACGAGGTCGTCTGCGATCTTCGATACACTCCGCTCCTGGAGAACGCCAAGGACCGGATGACCTGGGCGAACGTGGGGCCGGGGGCGCTGCGGGGCTTGGCCAGGGTATTCGGGCGTCGAAACGACAAGCCGAGGAAGCCTCGTCACGCGCTCCGAGTCGTGGTCCCGGACGATCAGGCCCAGCGCGAGATGAGAAGTCTCCTGGAGCTGAGTCGGGACCCCGCATACTGGCCGTATCAGTCCGACTATCCCGAGTGGGAGATGCGTGAGGTCGAGCACACTCTCTGCGAGTTCGACAAATACATGAGGGCCAAGACCGAGGGTCAGGGTCGCATGAAGAGGAAGTTCCAGTGAGGCCCTACATCCTCGGACTCAACAACCCGAAGGGACTCCCCGCCCTGGACCCGACCGTCCCGGGCTCGGCGGGAGACAGGCTGTTCCGGATCGTCACGACTCTCCGGCCGATGTCGACGGAGGCGTGGCTCCGTCGGACTCAGCGATACAATCTTCTTCCCTATCCGGAGCTCCCTCGCGACTACCGCGCTCAGGCTCGGGTGGCGGCCGACTGGCTCGGACCGAAGATATCTGGCCGGACCGTGATCCTTCTGGGGTCGGACGTCGCGACCGCTCTCGGGCACACGGCGCCGCCATTCGTGTGGGCAGATGATCGGGACTGGATCCAGATTCCACACCCGTCGGGAAAAAATCTGTTCTACAACGATCCCGTGAACAGACTCGCGACGTCCGTTCTTTTTCACCAGCTGATGGATCTACTATCGCCGGACTCTGCGTCGGCGTAGAGTAGCGCATAACTTCTGGAGGTCGTCATGGCCGAGGGTTCCGCCTGCCCCTGCGTCGAGTCCGAGTCCGGATCAGCGATGCTGGAGGAGTCCGCGAGATACGTCGCGAGCGCTGCGGCGGACATCGGCAACGAGCGCGGGCTCTGTCCGGAGGGGATGAAGCACCTCCTGGCGAGCGTCGCGGCTCGTCTTCTGGAAGGGCCCGACGTCGAGAGCCTCGGTCGACTCCTCGTCGAGAGGGGCGCGGCTCTGGCGGAGATGCATCGCCACACACCCGTCGACAGGAGCAACCTGAATTGAGAGTTCTAGCGCACAACAACGTAAACGGCGCATATGGTCACGCCGGACAGATCCTCCGTCTGGCCGGTCTTCCGGAGGAGACTCGGAACGGACCGGCGCTCGTGTTCCCGACCCCGGTCACGACGGTCTACAAGCGTCCGTGCGAGCGCGTCCTTCTCTGGCGGCCGAGGATGGCCAACCCGTTCTTTCACCTGTTCGAGTCCATGTGGATGCTAGCTGGTCGGGACGACGCGGCGTGGCTGGACCAGTACGTGTCCGACTTCGGTGCCCGCTACGCCGAGCCCGACGGAACTCTCCACGGAGCCTACGGTCACAGGTGGCGCCATCACTTCGGTCGGGACCAGATCCGAGACGCCATCACGCTCCTCCGCCGGGACCCGACGACGCGCCGATGCGTCATCACCATGTGGAACCCGCGCGAGGATCTCGGCGCGTCCAAGTCCGACATCCCGTGCAACACCCACATATATCTCAGCATACGACACGGTCGGCTCGACATGCTGGTGTCGTGCCGGTCAAACGACGCGGTCTGGGGTGCCTACGGGGCGAACTCGGTCCACATGTCCGTCCTGCAGGAGTTCGTCGCGTGGGCGGTTGGCGTGGACGTGGGTGAGCTCCGCCAGGTCAGCTACAATCTTCACGTCTACCAGTCGACGCTCCACCTCCTCCCGGAGCGACCGATCCCGGACCCCTACATCTACCACGCCGAGTCGGGCGTCGCGATCCTGACTCGCAGCCCTCTGTTCTCGGGGGACCCGGATCACATGCTAGGTGCGATCGAGGAGTGGACGTGGGGTCCGTCGGATCCTCCGTGGCGCGCCCCTTTGTTTCGTGAGCTCCTGGTGCCCATGCACGACGCGTGGGTCGCGTATCGAGCAGACAAGGAGGTTCCGATCGAGAGGCGCCGGGCCGAGGCATCCTCCATCGTCGCGTCCAGGGTGTCCCATGTCGACTGGAGGGAGGCGTGCCTGATGTGGTTGAACAGGAACGAGGGGATGTCGTCGTGAACGACATGTCGCCACACCAGTCGAGCACCGTTGTGCCCGAGATGCAGCTCCGTCGGGACCCGAGGATGGCGGGTCAGGTCCTTCGGTATCACACATGGCCGTCCCACACGAGGCAGAACATCGCGGATCACACGTGGCAGTTGATGAGGATCGTCCTCGCCATCTGGCCGGATGCTCCGAGGGACGTCCTCGTGGAGCTCATGTTCCACGACGTTGGCGAAGTCGGGACTGGGGACATTCCCTACCCGATCAAGAAGGACAACCCGTCCGTTGGCAGGGAGATGAACCGTCTCGAGGAGGAGACTCGCCTCTCCATGTGCATTCCGTGGGGCGTCCCTGGTCCCGCGAAGCTTCCTCCCGGAGTCAAGTTCGTCTGCAAGATCGCGGAGTTCATCGAGATGTGGGAGTGGGGTGCTCAGGAGCGCCTCATGGGGTCCGTGTTCGGCAAGAATGTCGAGGATCGTTGCAGGGACGCCTGGCGCCGGATGTTCCACGACTCCGACCCGTGGTCTAGTCGCGACGAGAGCATCGCCGAGTGGGAGGTCCGGTTCGACGGAGTCTCCACAGCCCACATGGCCCTCATCCGGGACAGGATCCGCATCTATCTTCGCCGACGATACACCGAGTGGCACTTCGAGGAGGCATGCCCGCTGTGAGTGCGATCAGGAACCCGGCCCACTACGGTGGGGACGTGTGGTGGGAGCACGTCAAGATAGCGGAGCAGATGGGATGGGGCTACCTCGTCGGCAACGCCACGAAATACCTCTGGCGCATCGACAAGAAGACCGCCGACACGTCGACGCAGGACATCGAGAAGGCGATCTGGTATCTGGAGCGTCGGGTCAAAAATCTTCGGCGGATCGAGTCGGCGACCGGCGCGAGGATCTCCGAGTGGGGCGCGCGGTGGTGGAGGCTCCGCACGTGCGGACCGCCCCCCAGCGGCTGGACGCTTGGGGACCTCCTGGACGAGCTCCGTCGAGACGGAGTCCCAGCCTTCGCCCGGGACGCGATCCAGTGGATGTTCTTCTCCGGACTCGTTCCGGTCGAAGTGGAGATCAGTGCTCTCTCGAGGTCGATCGGGGATCTCCGTCACGAGGTCCAGATCCGGACGGCGCTGGGCGGAGGATCACTCGTCATCCGCAGAGGGACCGGGGGAGGGACCGGCGGAGGACTCCCGACGGCGGTTGCGGCGACAGGAGTTCTGACAGGGGGCCGCAGCGCGGGGGGAACAACCGCGACCATGACCAAAATACCGGTCGTGGTGGTCGGGGATCCGGAGCCGAGCGCTCCTCCCCACCCGTCAGACTCGTTCGACAACACGGCGCTGGCCAAGCTTCTGGAGATCGACGACGCGACGGCGCTCGCGCTCATTCGGTGCACAACAACGATCAAGGGGAAGACGATCGAGGAGATGGCTCGGCACGTCGGCTCCAACGTGCAACACAGAACCCACGACGAGCTCCGCGAGCTGGTCAGGACCTACTGCGACTGCGTCCGGTGGGCGGACACGAAGACTCCATACCGAACGGACGTGGATCCAGAGGACCCGACGAGGATCGGCTGAGGTGTCCGCCCGCCCCGTTCCTCTCGGGCAGCTCAGCCTGATGGACCTCCCGACGCTGGCCGCCAAGCCTCCTCCGGCGTCGTGGACCCCACCCACAACCCTCCCCCGGCCACGCGGGGAACTGATCTCCATCGACACTGAGACGAACGACCAGGGTCTCGCCGAAGAGATGGGGGCTGGGTGGGCCGTCGGAGCCGGGTGGCTCTGTGGAGTCTCGATGAGCTGGGCCGGGGGGTCGGTCTACGTGCCAGTGCGGCATCCGGACACGGAGTGTCGGCCGGTGGACGAGGTCGCTCGGTGGGTGGAGTTCTTGTTCGAGAACAACACCGTCGTCTTCTTCAATTCCATCTACGACCTCGGATGGCTTCGCGCCAGCGGCGTCCGGACGTTCCCCCGGCGGATGGAGGACGCGCAGGCGATCTGCTCCATGATCGACGAGAACTGGGACTCCTACAGCCTGGACTCGTGCTGTCAGCGAGCGGGGATCTCTGGAAAGGACGAGCACCTCCTGAACGAGGCAGCCCGCGCTCACGGCATCCCGAAGAAGAGGGGGTCCTACAAGCATGGGTTGTGGAAGCTCCCTGCGCGCTACGTCGGACCCTACGCCGAGCAGGACACGTCGTCCACGCTGGATCTCTTCCGGGCGGTCTGGCCGGAGCTCGAGAAGGAGAAGCAGGAGGACGCCTATCGGACCGAGATGCGACTGGTGCCGTGCTTGGTGCAGATGAAGGAGAGGGGAATCCGCATCGACCTCGACAATGCCGATCGGTCCAGGACTAGGATCCGGGCCACGCGCGACGAGACCCTCCGCCAGATCGAGATTCCCGGACTCCGACGCGCGACGACGATCGAGGACGTGAGGTCCACGAAGACGCTGGCGAGCCTGTTCGATCATCACGGGATATCCTACCCGATGACTCCGGGCGGTCGGGACCCGGTCCGAAATCCTCCGCAGCCATCCTTCGTGAAGGAGTTCCTGGAGACTGTGGAGCACCCGATCGGCGGACTCATCCGGAAGTCTCGAAAGCTCGACGAGATGGCCGAGAAGTTCATCGGCAACTACATCATGGGATTCGCGACCCGAGGCCGGATTCACGCCGAGGCGCATCCGCTGAGGAACGACGACGGTGGTGCCCGAACCAGTCGGTTCAGCTACTCGGGCCCACCGCTCCAGCAGATGCCCGCTCGGGACGAGGAGTGGGCGCCGCTCATCCGGAACTGTTTCTTGTCGGAGGAGAGTGCACGATGGAACTCCAGCGACTACAGCCAGCAGGAGCCTCGACTCGCCGTTCACTTTGCCTATCTGTGCAAGATCCACGGCGCGGAGGCAGCGGTCCGATACTACGCCGAGCTCGGCCCCAAGGCCGACTTTCACACGATGGTCGCGCAGATGGCGGGGATTGCCCGGTCGAGCGCGAAGATCATCAACCTCGGGCTGATGTATGGGATGGGTCTGAGGAAGCTGGCCTCGTCCCTGGGCCTGGATATGGAGGCGGCGGAGGCACTGATGAAACAGTATCACGCCAAGGTTCCGTGGGTGGAGGGTCTGACAAACTTCTGCAAGAACCGGGCGATGGCTCGCGGATACATCAATCTCCTGGACGGAGCTCGTCGTCATTTCCCGTTCTGGCAGCCGAGGGGAACTCGCGGGGAGGGGTCTTTCGCGCGGAGAATCGCGGCCGAGGCACGCTGGCCCAACAAGGCTCTGGAGCGCGCTTTCTGCCAGAAGGCCATGAACAGCGCGGTTCAGGGATCTGCCGCCCGCCAGACGAAGAGAGCGATGGTCGTCGCATACGAGGCAGGTCACCTGCCGATGGTGCAGATGCACGACGAGCTCTGCTTCTCCGTCGACGACCCTCGGGTCGGCGACGAGATATCCCGGATCATGATCGAGACGAGCCCGCTCGTCGTCCCGATCCGGGTGGATGTCGAGTATGGTCCGACATGGGGTCGGGCCAAGTATAACTGGGAGGATTGTCCGACATGATCTACCAACCCAAAGTGACTGACTTGGTCGCGATGAAATCCATGATGGGAGGGGTGAAGAGGTTCCACGATGCGTGCGGGATCGTAACGCCGTCCTCGGCGAGCATTCCGACTCCGGATCGGGTCGAGTTGCGGCAGAAGTTGATCCGGGAGGAGGTGTGCGACGAGCTCCTCCCCGCACTGGAGCGCGGTGATCTCCCGAAGATCGCCGACGGCATCGCCGACGCCATCGTCGTCCTTCTCGGGACCGCCCTGGAGTATGGGATCCCGGAGCACATCGTCTGGGGGATCGTCCTGGCCGCGAACGACGCGAAGATCGATCCCGAGTCCGGTTTCGTCCGGAAGCGGGCGGACGGGAAGATCCTGAAGCCCGAGGGATGGGTGGCGCCCGACGGCCAGATCTCTGGGGTTCTGGCGAGCCAGCTGCTGGAAGTGTCGTGAGCACCCGCCGCCGGTCTGACGACGGCCTCCGCCGGATCGTCCAGGACAAGATCCCTCGGGCGCACTGGCAGCCGATCGAGACCGGCGGCATCGCCCCCGGCGTGCCCGATCTGAACGGAGTCCTGGCGGGAACCGAGTCGTGGGTGGAGTGCAAGGCCACGGACACGATGCGGATCAAATTCGAGCCGGGTCAAATTCCGTGGATCGATCGCAGAACGCGAGCCGGGGGGCGGGTGTGGATCGCCATCCGGCGTCGCCACGAGGGTGGTCTGAGGAGGGGTCCCGCAGTGGATCAGCTCTGGCTGTATCCTGGCTACGTCGTGAAGGAGCTGGCGTCCCTCACTCTGGACGACCCCCTGATCTCGATGTCCGGATCCATGTGGGAGGGAGGTCCGTCCGGATGGAACTGGACTCGGGTGGAGGCCAGGATCTTCGGGTGATCTCCAGGAATTCTTGCTGGTCCCGAAGAATTGGTCTTTTCGGATCGTCTCGGTCCAGCTACAACTGGTGTATCAAGCGGGCGGTGGTCGCCCGGTAACTCAGGAGGCTCCCTCGATGTCCGCTTTCCTCGCAAACCTCTCCTCCTCCACCTCGCGTCGCGAAGTCGCCGAGACCGTCATCAAGATCCAGACCTACCTCGGCCTCAGGCCCAACTCCGTCAACACCCTGATCAAGAAGCCCGTCGAAGAGCTCCACGAGCTCGTTGGCACGCTCCTCGGCGACGAGCTCGTCCTCAACGACGCTGGCGAGGTCGCCCCGGTCCCTGCGCTGGTCGAGGCCCCCAAGACCGACGACGCTTCCACCGACACCTCCGGCACCGAAGAGGGTGACGACGAGGCCGACGACGGCCGCACCTCCAAGCTGGCCCCTCCGGGCCACGTCATCACCGTCACCACCGTCCTCTCCGGTGCCAAGTTCCGGGCTGGCTCCGCCTCCGCCAAGCGGTTCGGTTTGCTGGAGTCCGGGATCACGGTCTCCGAGTTCGTCAAGCGCTGCGCCGATGTTGGGGACGAGCGCGGCCTGCGGACCATCCGCAAGGCGCTGCGCCGTGGCTACATCACCCTGGCGCCTGCCGTCGCGGAGTAAGCCTCGGTTCGGGTTGGCCGGAGCCCCAGCGACGCCTGGGGCTCCGCACGTTTCAAGGGAGAACCGTCGTGTCCATCACATTCTCGACCACCACTCTGGGCACTTCGCCGGACGGTCCGGTGTTCGTGGATCACCCGAGCTCGAGATCGACAAATTTTGCAACCGCGAGTGCCCTTCGCGTCCTGTCGATTATGGGCGTAGACGCCAGCTACTGCGGATCTCTGACTCTCGAGGAGGCGACTCGGGCGATCAGTGTCGCCCGATCGAGTTCTGAGCTCTATGGGGACGACCGCCTCCGAGTGGACGCCATCTACAGAGTCGTCCAGCAAGGTCGCCTCATCGGCGCCACTCATCTTTCCTGGGCGTAGCCAGGAATTCGTCTTTCGCCCTGATCAGTGCGGACCTAGACTGAGCTGGTGTTCAACGAGGAGTCGCGTCCATGTCCAGTCGCTATAAGTCCGAGACCTTCAACACCGAGCCGGCCTCGGCGCTCGAGACCCTGATCTCCGACGCCGAGGGGATCCGCGAGGAGCTCACCGAGTGGAAGGACAACCTTCCGGAGAGCCTCCAGAGCGGAGAGAAGGCGTCCGCTCTGGAGGACGCCGCGTATACGATCGAAGACGCCGTCTCCAACCTCCAGGGGATCGACGAGAGCGATCTGACCGGGATCCTCCGGACGAAGATCCCGGCGCAGGAGGAGATCCCCTCCGATCCGGATCAGGTCCAGCTCCCCACCGAGGAGGACTGCCTGATCGTCGTCGGCGTCCAGCTGCGCCCCGGGAAGAAGCGGGGCCGCGAGAGTCGGGTGGTGCGCCTCGCCAACGCAGCGGCCCACGGGTCGGCGATCCGGGAAGAGCTCGACACGTGGCTCCACAACGCTCGGGAGTGGGTCGAGAAGGTCCGTGCGGTCTATCCGGAGGAGAACGTCGAGGAGATGACCAATCACCTGGAGGCTGTGGAGATCGCCGTCAAGGCAGTCCAGTCGAAGATCGACGAGGCCGATGAGATCTACTCCACGATCGAGGAGGCTGTCGGCTCCCTGGAGGGCGTCGAGATTCCCGGGATGTATGGCTGATCCGCGTCGCTCAAGAATTCCTCTTTCGCTTCTCGTGAGGGTCGGCTAGAAGAGTTCTTGGGCGGTCGTCGCTCGACAGAGGAGGTTCCAGTGTCCGATCAAGAATTCACCGAAGAGCAGCTCACCGCGATCCGCCGGGTCGAGAAACTCCTCACGCTCTCGAAGCGGGGTGGGACCGAGGAGGAGGCCACCGCCGCTGCGGCCAAGGCGCAGGAGCTTCTGGAGCTCTACAACCTCGACATGGCCAAGATCTCTGCAGCCGGGGGCGGCGGGGTCGACTCCGGGAAGCGCGAGCAGGCGAAGGTTCGTGGCGGAGCACGTTCCTGGGAGAGGGATCTCTGGGGTGCAGTCGCCCGCCTGAACTTCTGCCTCTACTTCCCGGGCTGCGCCTACATCACGATCAAGAGGAAGGGGCAGACGAGGACGCGGGTCACGTCCAATCACGTGGTCATCGGCCGGACGGTCAACGTCCGACTGACCCAGTCCATCGCGACCTATCTCCGGGACGCTATCGAGAGGATCCTCCGGGAGCGCAACGGCAACGATCCAAGCCAGCTCCACTCCAACTGGTCCAACAGCTTCCGTCGTGGCGCGTTCGATCGCCTGTGCGAGCGGCTCGAAAACCGGCGCAACGAGAAACTCGCCGAGGAGCGCGAGCGCCAGGCCAAGGCGACCCGGGACGCGGCCGGATACTCGTCCGGAACGGCGCTCGTTCTGTCCAGCTACATCGATCGGGAGAACGACGCCAACTACGACTTCCTCTACGGCGAGGGGTGGTCGGCGAAACAGGCGGCGGATCGAGCGGACCGAGCCGAGCGGGCCAGGGTCCAGCGAGAGGAGCACACGAAGTGGGCCGCCGAGCACCCCCAGGAGGCCCGCGAGCTCGAGAAGAAGCGTCGGGAGGAGGGCGAGGCTCTCCGCAAGAAGTGGGCGAACCGTGGCAAGGGGTCGCGGGGCGGGAAGGTTGGTCCCGACATCGACAACGGCGCATACTGGTCGGGCTACGATCGAGCCAACGAGGTTGGCCTCGACGAGCAGGTCCAGTCCGCTCCCGGCCAGCGGAGGATTGCGTCGTGACCCTACTCGCCTACGAGCGGAAGAAGCTCTCGGACGACCGACTCCGGACCATCGGTATCGCCAACGAGATCATCGAGGAGTACGAGAAGGCGGGACTGTCGCTGACGCTCCGTCAGCTCTACTATCAGTTCGTCGCCCGCGGTCTGATCGAAAACTCGGACCGCAGCTACGATCGCCTCGGGTCCGCCATCAACGACGGACGGATGGGCGGCCTGATCTCATGGACCGCGATCGAGGACCGGACCCGGAACCTCATGGGGATCAACACCTTCCGGAGCCCTGCGGAGCTCCTGCGGTCGGCCCGGAGCCGATACGCGAAGGACCTCTGGAGGGACCAGGAGTGGCGACCGGAGGTGTGGGTCGAGAAGGACGCACTCGTCGGCGTCATCGGAGGTATCTGCCAGGAGCTCCGTGTGGACTACTTCGCCTGCCGAGGCTACAACAGCCAGTCGGAGCAGTGGAGGGCTGGCCAGCGGCTCGCCCGATACGTCCAGAAGGGGCAGCGGCCGATCATCTTCCATCTGGGGGACCACGATCCGTCGGGTATCGACATGACTCGGGACAACACCGAGCGGCTCGGCCTCTTCGCCGGGACTCCAGTCATGGTCGTTCGGTTGGCGCTGAACATGGACCAGGTCCGCCACTACAATCCTCCGCCGAACCCGGCAAAGCTCAGCGACAGTCGGGCGCGGGACTACGTCTCGAAGTTCGGCGACGAGAGCTGGGAGCTCGATGCTCTGGACCCCAGGGTCATCCAGCGACTGATCCGTGAGAACGTCGAGCGGATCCGGAACGAGTCCATCTGGCAGGAGGCACTGGCCGACGAGGCAGCCGACCTCGACGAGATCGACATCATGATCGAACGAATGACGGGAGGAGACGAGCAGTGAGCAAGGTTCAGGAACACGAGATCGACTGGTATGTCTGCACGGCGGATGAGTCGGACGTCGAGGCTTACCCTGGACTCGGCGCAGCCCAACCCGAACTGGAAGTGACCACCCCCGGCAAGAAATCTCTTTGGCCGGGGGGCGGTCCGCGCTAGAGTGACTGGGTCCAGTAGGAGGAGGCTCGGGTGGATCTTCAGGAGTTCAAGAGGCTTGTGGGGGAGGGTCGCCGTCGCGTCCAACTCCCCGTCGCGGAGGACGGGGGTCCGGCCGAGAGGGGATTCCTCGCGGATCCGGAGTCGTGCCTTCGGGACCAGTCGACGGGGGCCAACAAGGACGATCCGATGATGATGGTCGTCGTCAACAGAGAATTCGTCGCCCCGAGGTTCGACGACGGGTATCGCGAGCTCAGCGTGTCCCAGATCGTGGAGTTCCTTCCGGACGTCGACGTCGGGGGGCTGCCGGAGGTCGGCTGGGACCCGTTCGCGGAGGAGGAGTCGTGAGGGACGACCCGAGCGAGCGGAGCTGGAGAGGGTACTCGTCCGCGCTCGCGGATACGCCTCGGAAGAGCCTCCCGACCCGACGCTGGACGAAAAGCGATATCGACGAGCACGCTCGGTTCATGGATCGGTGGCGGGCGGATCACGAGTCGACGGGGCAGGTCCGTCGCAGACCCGGAGCGGAGTGATGACCACAGACAGCAAGTGCGGAACGTGCCAGATGTGCTGCAGGATTCTGGAGGTCCGGACGCTCGAGAAGCCGGTGGACATTCGGTGCCGTCATCAGTGCCTGGCGGGATGCGGGATATACCAGGAGAAACCCTCCGAGTGCTCGACCTACGAGTGCCTGTGGCTTCAGTCCCAGGGCGACAACGTTCTGGACCCGTTTCCGGAGACGTGGAGGCCGGATCGCCTGGGCATCGTCATCGACGGCGGCGGTCTGGACCCGGAGCGTCGGGTCCTCGTCTTCCGGACGACGTCCACTGGCGAGTCTCGACTGAAGTCCGTCGACGCCAGGACTATCGCCCAGAGCCTGGTCCGGCAGGGGTTCACGATCGCGGTCAAGATCGGCTCTCGGGAGCCAATCACGTGGCAGGATTTTCTTCGCAGATCGTGAAGATCGGTCTAGGATATTCTGGAGAATGGGCGTAGAACTCACTCATGGGCGGTCGTCGCCCGGCTCTTCAGGAGGTTCTCATGTCCGCTTCCGTCATCCGCCGCTCTTCCAAGCAGCTCGTCACTCTGTCGTGCGAGGGTCGTCGCATCCAGTTCCGCCTCAGCAACGTGGGTTCCTTCCTGTCTGCTCGGTGCGAGGACCCCACGGTCACGGTCCAGCAGGCCCAGGCTTGCCTCGAGACCATTCAGTCCGAGATCGTCGAGAAGGAGACCTCCTTCAAGACCCCTGGCCGGTGCCCCTCCTTCGGCTGGCACATGGACGGTATCGTGGCCAACTGGAGCTATAACTGATGGGCTCCAGCCAGCTCCGCGAGGCGGCGGACGTCCGCCGCTTCGCCCTGGCGGGTCGGGCGCACCTGACCCTTCGGTCCAAGAAGACCGGCACCAGGTTCACCTATCGGTTGAGCCGGATCACCGACTCCGACGCCGCGTTCGCTTCGGTCTTGACCGGCTCGAACAACGAGGGCGACTACTCGTATGCGGGCATCGTGGACACGAGTGGGTTCCGGACGACCCGGCGCTCGGCGCTGACCTGCGACGCTCCGTCGGTCCGGGCTCTGGAGTGGTTCAGCCAGAAGGTTCTTCGGGACGGCATGTCCCCTGCGGACCTCGGGCTGGAGGTCTATCACGAGGGCCGGTGCGGCAAGTGCGCTCGGCTCCTCACGACTCCAGAGTCCGTCGAGCGGGGCATAGGTCCGGAGTGCTGGTCCAAGATGGAGGGGCGTCGATGAGGACCTGGACTCCTCGGTTCCGCGACTACGTCGCGAGGCTCCACAATCTTCGAGACGAACTCCCGAAAGGACCTCGTCGGGATCGTGTGAAACTCATCCTCCTGGCGCTGAGCTACGGATCGCCGATCCCCACGATCCGCGTCAGAATAAAGCTGGCCGTCGAGGCGGAGCGACAGAATTCCTCTACCGCCCCCGGCAAGATCCCGCTACACTGATCCAGTAGTCCAGGAGTCCATCATGTCCGAGATCCTCAGCCTTCAGCCCGGTGCCCACATCGGGATCATCGCCGGGACCACGTTCCAGTTCGGCAAGATCACGTCCGTGACCGCCAATCAAGTCTGCGTCGAACAGGCCGGGGGTGTGGTCCGGAAGTTCTCCCGCGTGTCCCTCTTCGAGATCGGTCACAAGGGAACCCGATACACGTGCCCGGCGCTCGTCTCCCACGGCGAGGCTGTCCGCCGTCAGCGGGAGTATGCGGAGGCGACTCGCCTCGCGGGCGAGCGTCTCCGGAAGGCAGGCGTGCTGTGACAATTCGGTCCAGCGGAGACCCGATACCCAGCGACGGACTCCCAAGAGCCCTCGTTCTCTGCAGGATAAAGGGGAGCAGCCCGAGCTGGGTTGTCGTCGCGAGACCTGCCCACCGAGGGTTCTCGTTTTTAATCTGGGGCGACGGGGTTCACACGAAGTGCGCGATCGCTCGCCTCCGCGGAGACTCCGCACTGGACGTTCGCATCGAAGCAGTTGTCGAGCTGGTCGGACCGTCGTTCCCAGAGGTCGCGATAGAACGAGCGCCCTGGATCCGCTTTCTGGAGGCGACGGCGTCGTGAGCACTGCACGTCCCATCGTCGTCGCCAACGTCCTCGGAATATTCGTCGAGGCCATGGTTCTGAAGAAGACCCTCCCGTTCTCGGTCGGACTCGTGGAGGGTCGGACCCTGATCGGGGACGGATGGCCTCTCCGGTTCAGACTAGATCAGGAGAAGAACGTCGAGGTCGTGAACCGAGGGACGTTCTCCGTCGCACTTAGGATCGGAGCTCAGGACCGAATCGTCGCCCCAGGGGAGTCCTGCATCCTCGTCCGTGGCGGGTTCTTCGAGAGCCCAGGGTGATGCCCGCCCACCGATCCTACCACCTTCCCGCGTATCGAGAGCGGATGTCCGCAGCCCTCAGAGGCAAGTCTCGGGGAGGGGAGGTGCTCCGGAGATTGAACGCCCAGAGGGAGGTCTTCTGGACGGAGGGCATGAGGAACGCGCTCGCGTCGGGATACTGGCGAGGATGGTCAACCGACACGATCGCCTTCGACATCGGGGTTGGGCGGGAAGTTCTCCAGAAGGAGATGAACCGACTTCAGCTCCCGAGGGGCCGCTGGGTGACGATCGCTCAGAGGCGAGCTGCGCTGGAACAATGCAACAACGGAGAATAAGCGTGATATTGAGCATCCGAGGAACGAGCGGCTCGGGGAAGACCCACCTGGCCAAGACCCTCCTCCACAGCACCGGGATCTATGGGCCCCCGGTGAGCCACCACGCCAAGGGTCGGAAGCAGCCCTACTTCTACATCCGCCCCCATCTCTCCGGAGGTCGGGACCTGGTGATCCTCGGTCATTACGAGTCGGCCACGGGCGGGGTCGACACAATCTCCGGGAACGACATCCCATTCGAGCTGGCGAGGGAGCACTACTCACAGAATCGGGACGTCTTCATGGAGGGTCTCCTTCTGTCGGCGGAGCAGCACAGGACGGCCAGGCTCCACGAGGACGGGATCCCCGTCCGGCTCTTCTACCTCAGCACGTCCCTCGAGGACTGCCTGGCGTCGGTGAGGGCACGGCGGGAGGCTCGCGGGAACACGGCTCCGCTGAACCCCGACACAACCGCGAGTCGGCATCGGGCGATCCGCACGCACCCCGACCGTTTTCGCGCGAAGGGTCTGCACGTCACTGTCGGGACGAGGCAGCAGGCAGTCTGGTGGCTCCAGGACTCCGGTCACCTCGCCCTGGACCCGGCGGACCGTCGGGACTAGGAAAAATCGGCGTCACCAGGATTTCCCTCTTTACGAAGCTCCCGGTAGCGACTACACTCGTTTCTACCGGGAGTGGTTCCCGCGGAACTCAGGAGGCGTCCATGGCTCACAACCTCACCATTCACGAAGACGGCACCGTCGAGATGGCCTACACCGGCGAGAAGGGGTGGCACGGTCTCGGCAACTCGGTGCCGTTCGGCTCCACTCCGGCGCAGTTCCGGACGGCTGCTCGCATGGACTGGGAGGTGGAGTCCGTCCCAGTCCAGTTCGTCCTCCCGGCCCCGAGGACGCTCCGTCTTGGTAACGACGAGAGCGCCGAGACTGTCACCACCGACACGTTTGGCGTCAAGAAGCGCCGCGTCCTCTACCGCTCCGACAACGGGATGCCCCTCGGAATCGTCGCCGACGGGTTCCATGTGGTCGGCCCGAAGGAGGTCACCGAATTCTTCAACGACCTGATCCTGGGCCTCGGGATGACAATGGAGACCTGCGGGTCGCTCCACGGCGGAAAGCGCCTCTGGGCCACGGCCAAGATCGGCGAGGACTACGTCGGCCCCGAGGACCACATCCGCGCCTATCTGCTTCTCACGACGGCTCTGGACGGCACCCACGCGACGAAGGCGAAGTTCGTCTCCACCCGCACGGTCTGCGAGAACACACTGGAGTTCGGCCTCGGGGAGGACGGTCTGGAGGTGGCCGTCTCCCACCGGATGCAGTTCGACGAGAAGAAGGTCAAGGAGCGCCTCGGCATCGGCCAGCAGAGCTTCGAGAAATTCATCGACGACATGCGGAAGCTGGCCTCCACTCCGGTGAACACCGCCGTCGCCACTGAGCTGACGTCGGAGCTCATCGGGACCGACAAGTCGGAGCGGTTCGACCGGATCATGGGACTCTTCTCGGGCCAGCAGCTCGGCGCCGACATCGTCGAGGGTGTCGACGGCACCGCCTGGGGGTGGCTGAACGCCATCACCGAGTATGTCGACCACGAGGCGAAGGCGAAGGACCTCAGCCGCCGCATCGGGAACTCCCTGATGGGTCGGGGTGCGGCTCTCAAGGCGAAGGCCCGGGACATGATTCTGGACCTCGCCGGGGTCTAACCCTCCGGAGGGTGCAGCGACCCCCAGGCGCGGCTGGGGGTCGTCTGCCGCCCCGACCGAGGAGCTAGGCTCCCCAGGTCAACCGGAGCGCTGCGGCCGCGCCCCAGGCTCCCAGGGCGTCCTTCATGAGAACTCTTCTGCCAGACGACCACCGTCCAAGATTCCAGTCCCTGGGCGAGGCAGTCATCTACAAGATCGTTCACGGCCTGCTCCGCCAGGACCCGCGCCTCAGGTGCCCAACGTATCCGAGCGACGGGGAGGCTCTGTTCCGCTGGTGCCAGTCGTCCGGTGTCGACTCGGCCCGCGTCGTCCTCTCACTCGCCGGAGAACCGGACGACGAGTCCGCCAGGGCGATCGAGGCTCTGACGTGCCTCAAGATCCCCGCCCACCCAGAGCCTGGCTCGTTCTGGTTCGCCTACCGGAACCGCCCCGCCGACCCTCCCCCGGCAAGGCGGTCCCCAGCTACCCCCGAAAATCGAGATGAGCCGGGGGGCGATCTGCGGGTCGTCGTGTCCGTTGTGGACAACCCGCGGAAGCCTGGGTCGGAAGCGTTCGAAGGATACAAGCACTGGCGAGTCGGTGCGACCGTCCAGGAGCTGCTGGACACTGGTCTTCCTCGACGGAATCTTCGTCGAGACGTTCGTCACGGACACGTCGTTCTGGGAGACTCCAAGTGAGCGTCATTCACTACACTCCGCCTCGGCCGGACATGGGTCACCAGTCGGAGGCGAGGCGGAAGGCGCGCCATCGGCGCGGCTTCGGGTATTTCATGGAGATGGGAACCGGGAAATCGAAGACAGCCTTCGACGAGATGATGGAGCTGTTCCTCGAGACTCGGATCGACTGTCTTCTGATCTGCGCCGGGAAAGGGTCCTATCTGGACTGGCGCGACAAACACATCCCGGAGAACGAGAGTCCTATCGTCCCCATCTACCTTCACGTCTGGATCCGTGGGTCCAAGCGCCGCCGGAAGAAATTCGACGAGTGGCTGGAGGGGATCAAGAACCTCCCTCCCGGAGTGATCCCCGTCCTCCTCGTCTCCTACGACGCCATCGGCGCGTCCAAGACTGCTCGCGAGGCAGTCGAGAGGTTTATCAAGCAGCGCCGCGCTGGCTGCATCGCGGACGAGTCGACGCTGATGAAGGAGGAGGACTCCAACCGAACGGACTTCATGCTCCGGACAGTCCGGCACTGGACCGCTCACCGCCGAATCCTGACCGGGTCTCCCGTGGCGGAGTCCCCGATGGACGCCTGGGCACAGATGGAGTTCCTGGACAGAGGACTCCTCGGGTTCTCCAGCTTCTTCAGCTACCGTGCTCGGTTCTGTCAACTTCAGGAGGAGTGGGTCCAGCCGAGAGGAAGCATGTCCCCCACCGGGCAGTATCAGAGGCCCGGGAAGAAGAAGGTGATGAAGATCGTCGGATACAGGAACCTGGACGTCCTCCAGAAGATCATCGGGGAGCACTCCTACAGAGTCCTGAAGAGCGAGTGCCTCGACCTTCCGCCGAAAATCTACAAGAAGATTCGGGTCCCGATGAGCGAGGTCCAGGAGGAGCTCTACCGATCTCTGTCGGACATGTGGGTCGCGGAGCTCCCGAACACCGTCGTTCCGGACGAGGTGGGCACGACAGAGTCGACCGCCCCGGCAGATCTGTCAGACGACATCCTGACACACTTGAGCGACGCCGGGCTCGCTCCAAACGTCGGCGATGGATCCGGAACGTTCGTCAGCGCCCAGCTGGCCATCACTCGGATCATGAGGCTCCATCAGCTCGCGTGCGGGATCGCTGTGTCCGAGGACGGGTCCGTCCACCGCGTTCCACACAACCGCGTGCGGGAGCTCATTCGCCAGATCGACGAGTCTCAGGGTCAGGTCACGATCTGGTGCTCGTTCCGGCCATCGGTCGCAGAGATAGTGGAGGAACTCGGGCGAACGTATCCCGGCGAACGGATCGTGGAGTATCACGGAGGGACCAAGCCGCAGGAGAGGGCGGCCGGACTTCTCGCGTTCAAGGAGGGGAGGGCTAGGTTCTTCGTCGGCACCATCCAGACGGGTGCCTTCGGGATCGACCTGACCGCGTCCAGCACGGTCATGTATTACTCCCTGACCCCGAGGCTCGTCCACCGACTTCAGTCGGAGGACCGGAACCATCGCATCGGCCAGTTGGAGTCGGTCACGTACATCGACTTTGCCTGCCCTGGCACGGTCGACGAGGGCTTGATCGATAGCCTCAGGGAGAAGAAGGAGATCGCGGATGCAGTCGTTGGGGACGTCCTCCACGGGTGGCTTCGATACACTGGGGAGGACGACGATGTCGAGTAGGGACGAGTTCCCCAGAGGTCGACTTCACAGGAAGGGCGCGGAGAGAAGAGCGAAGATCCTGGAGTGGATCTCGGAGTCCGCCCGGACGAGATCCGCAGCACCGACAGGTCGCGAGATGGCGAGGCGCCTCGGGATCAGTGCGCCTGCCGTCTGCCTCCACCTGAGGAGGCTGACCTCGGATGGTCGGGTCCAGATCCTCCACAAGGGGAGGGGCGGTCTGCAGTTCAAGGTCCCGGAGGTGGGGACGACGGAGCGCGTTCGTTGACCGATGGGGCGTTCCGAGCGTTCCCGTAGTTCTGACCAACGATGTTGACGACGACGAACATCAGACGGAGGAGTCGGGGGGCGGTCGGGGGTGGCTCCTTGATCATCGTGGACAGAACCGCGCACGCGGCAACCACCACCCCCGGCACGGCGATCTCTGGGGGAATGACCCCCAGGATGACCGAGCAGACCTCTCCGTAGTCCATCATCGTGGGTCTCCCTTTGCACGGCTGCCCCGGAGGTCGTCTTTCGTCACCATGTGTCGAGCAACGAACTCCCGGAACTCCGACGTCTCCTTGGTGTGATAGTCTATCTTACCCCAGAGCTTGTCGAAGTCCTCCCGGACCTCCTTCCGGAATGCTTGCAGGGTTTCGTTGGCCCGGTTCTCCGCTGCGGACGTTCGGTCCTCGGCGCGGGCGATCCGGTTGAAGAGGTGGGCGATGATCCCACCCAGTATCGTGATGGCTGCTCCGAGGACCCACACGATCCACGACGGCTCGTCCTTCATTCACCCCATCCTCGGCACGACAAGTTGCAGGAGGTCTCGTGTCAGTCTCTGACCCAGGCTCGTAGTGAAAGTCAGAGCGATCCCGTAGTCCCGCTCCGGGAGCGCATCGTCACTCGTGCACCACCAGTAGATGACGAGGGAGTTGGAGCTGAGGTAGGGATCGTCGGATCCGCTCGGGGTGACGGTCAGATCGCCGGTCGAGATCGGCTCGCCGTCCAGTCGACGGACGACGATGGACTCTATCTCCGCGACCGTCGCTCCGGCAGGGGAGAGATCCGGAGCGAGATTCAACCCTCGCGTGTCGAGGTCTCCCGCACGAAGAGCGCCGAGTCGGACTGGGGGTGGGCGGAGCGAACTGTCCGACATCTACGAGTCCTTCGACGATGGAGTGCGCGTCATGGGACTTGCAGTCGCGACTCGATGGACGGTCGGGGCCGAGGCGACCCTCAACGTCGAATAAGACTCGGAGGGTGCCGTCGGCGTCGCCATTGCTCGTCCTCAGTATTCTATGATCGCGATCCCGACGGCGCCAGCCGCCCCGCCGAAATTGGAGCCGCCACCAGCCCCACCGCCGCCCGGCCCATTTCCTGCTGTGGGAAGGCCCGACGACGCTGCGCCGCCACCCCCGAGCGGGGAGCTCCCGCCCCGCCCACCGTAGCCTGTGGTCGCCCCGACGGAGAGGTGGAGCCCGGCGGAGCCGTCCCCGCCCGTTCCGTTCAACGTCCCGCCGGAGCCTGCCCCACCAGGTCCGTTGTTACCCTGCCCACCGCTCGCGGCGCCACCGCCACCACCTCCACCGGCGGCGGTCATTCCAGCTGCGGAGCACGTGGTGTCGCCTCCCGCCCCACCATCGTTGTTGGAGGCGAGCGGACCCGTGTTTCCACCGCCCGCCCCGGCAGCTCCCACCACGAACGCAACCGTTCCCCCCGGAGTGACCGAGTGGATCTTCTCCGCGTAGCCGCCACCACCGCCACCGCCACCGCCACCTGACGAGGTGTTCCCCCCACCACCGCCACCGCCACCGATCAGCCGAATCCGGATCCTGTAGACGCCGGCTGGAACCGTGAAGGTGTGGGACCCTGCGGTGGAATAGACAACCATAGTGGTCGGAACGCCGGGGGCGGTTGCCCGGAGTGCCGCCACGAACGCGGTCGCCAGCGCAGCGATGTTTCCGTTGTCGACCGCGTTCTGCTCGGCGTCGGAGATGAACTTGCCGATCATGGCGGAGATCGACGAGGACTGTCGCCAGACCTTGTTCAGCTGGTTGGGTTCGGCGACGCCGTTCTGGAACCCAGTCCCGCGCGCAGTCAGCGAGTTGTATGCGCTCTGCGTGATGACGGTCGCGCCGGGATCCGTCGCGAAAGGAAGGTAGTCGTTGGTTCCGGGCATGTGATCTCCTAGAGCTCCTCGGCCCAGGCGCCAGCGCCAAAGCCGCCGATGTAGTCGTTGTTCACGCCGAAGCCGAAGACCGGGCTACCGAAGACGGTCGTGATTCTGCTGTTGACCGCGACCCCGGCAGGCTTGACCGGGAAGATGCCCTGCCGTAGAAGAGCGATGATCAACGACCCCGGATAGTCTCCCGAGAGCGCGATCGTCATGGTCATGTCTTGATTGTCGATGACCAGGAGCTTGGCTCCAGTGTCCGGCTCCACGAGTATCTGCAGGATCGACGGGAGCGACCCCATCGTTCCGTCCCACGAGTTTGCGGCGATCTTCGAGCGGATCAACGACCGGTAGGACGTGTCGTCCAGAGCAAACAGCCCCGATGGAGGACTGACTGTCGTCTTCCACACGCCCTGCCCGAACCCGAGCAAAGGATCCCCGAACGTGAAGAATGGCGCGATGTCGTCCGACACGTATCGGGACACACCGACCCACTCCCCGACGACGTCGAGCTGAGGACCAACCGCCAGCGAGACGTCGAACCACCGACCGAAGTCGCACAGAACGGACCGAAGATCGAGCGACGGGTCCGTGACTCCTCGGACCACCGACACGAAATTGGAGGCGGAGCGGTTCGCGGCAGGGATGAGGTCCACATACTCGTCGGCGACGAAGCACGGCGCCGTCTCGATGGACTCCGACATCAAATCCTCACGATACGACCAGGGTCACGTCGGCAGGGTCGCACGCTGCGACCTCGTCGAACGCGACGGCGATATTCGAGGGCCCTGGGGAGCCCGGACTCACAGCGATGAGGATCCCAGTGATCCGGTAGGTGTTGCTCCCCTGTCCACCGGAGAGGCTCGCGGGAACATACAGCCGAGTCAGGTAGAGATCTTCGCCAATCTGCAGCTCGTTGATGTAGTCGGACACCTGCCGCCGGATGGCGTCCCCGACACCGGAGGTGTATCCGCCCATGGCGGTCAGCGAGATCTCGACGACGATATCGAGAACCGTCGGTCTGGAGAAGCTGATATCCCTGGGAACCCCATAGGCGTCCACGACGACCTCTGTGGTTGATCCGTAGGTTCCGCACCCCGGACCCTTCTTGAGGGCAATCGTCTCCGCGATGGTCGTGGCGTCCCCACCTTCGACAACGATCGCGATGGAGTGGGCAGGAATTCCGTTCGCGTCCGTGGAGTCCGTGTCGTTCTCGAGGCCAGCGTATCTCGTCACGTTTTCGACCGCTGCCACGGACGCAACGATTCCGTCCATGACGGAGCGGGAGGGAAGTCCGGTCGACAGCCGCTGCCGACGCCGCAGCTCGGCGTCTGTCTCAACCGGAGCTCCCGGGGACGCGGGGCTCGGGTTGTTCGCGCTCGACCAACCGAGAACCGGATTGAGGATCGTCGTGATCGTGTCCGCCGCAGCCGTCACGAGACCAGGGATGCTGGCGGTCGCAGTGACCGTGATCTCGCCCGCCAGCGGGATAACGACGGTCGCCGGAAGATCCCACACGGTTCCCAGCTCGTCCTGAACCTGGCCGTTCGAGATCGTCGTTCCAACCGTCCCCCCGATCAGGATGTCGACGGTGGACCGAGACGGCACGTTCCTCGCGATGCCGTTGATCTGGACGATCCTGCTGAGGCCGACGCCCTGGGCGGTCGTGGGGGACACTGTGTTGTAGGCATTCCGGACGGCGTTGTTGGAGTCCGAGATGGCCAGGGCGAAGATACCAACGAGCTGGCCGTCCTGAGTGTCCGCGTCGAGGACCGTGTCGTCCCCGTAGATCTGCCGGAAAAGAGCCTTGACGCCCTCCAGAACCTCCGCGTAGGACGGTACGTGAACTCCGGTCTCGTCGATCGTGGTTGTGGGAATGGTCATACTGCCCCCGAGGTCGTGACGTCGGCCGCACCATAGATCGTGTCGACGCGCGCCGCAACGACCCACCTTCTGGTCGGACGGTCGAGGCGAGCGTTATAGGAGATGAGGGACCGAACGCCAGGAGTGTCGAGTATCTGAGACCGAAGAACCAGGTCCCTCGTTCCTGCCGTGTATTTCCCCAGGATCTGCGACTCCCACGGAGTTCCGGCGGACTGGTCCGCAAACCACTGGCCGAGCCAGAGGTCCAGTCGAGTCCGAACGCGCTGAGCGACTGCCTCGGGGGAGTCGAGGAGATAGTCCGCCAACCCGCCCCCAAAAGCAAAGTCCCCAGACTCAGTCAGGCGCCGGACTCTCATCTCGCCTCCTCAGACCACGGATCCGTCGAGATCGATGATCGGTGCCTTGATGTGGACCTTCGTCGTGGCCTCGACGCGGATGACCCCCGGCTCCACTCCCATGTCGATCCTCATGGATGCATCCGCGTTCCGGATCGTCACTCCCTGCGCAGGAACTGAGCCGGGGGCGGCTGCCTGGGAGAACGGTCCGGGAATCGCGAACGCGTCGCTGAGATCGTGCATGCGGACGTCGTTGGCCGGCTGGACACCGCCCGACTGCCACCAGAAGTCGATGCGCCTGGACGCGAAGACGAGGAGGACCTCGTCCCCAGGTCCGAGCGGAAAGGACATGAAGTATCCGCCGCCGCGAGGGAACACGATCGGAACGTCCGGGACGACCGGGAGCCTGGCCCAGGTCCGGCGACCGTTGTTGTCGAACACTGCGGGCATGACGGTTGGCTGAACGTTGCACGTCCGTCGAGTCCCGTCGACCGACACAACGACGCCGGGCATGGACGTCCAGACGCCCGACAGTCGTCCGTCGACAGCCGACCGAAAGGCCTCCTGGTCGTCCCCGAGCCTCAGACGGTAGTCCATGATCTAGGGTCCTGTCACCATCATACCGATCACTCCGCGAGAGATCGGCGCCGTTCCATTGACGGCGAGTAGAACCAAGTCCGAATACCAGTCGTTCCCCCGAGTGTCGCCGAGGAAGTCTACAGCTACGATGTGGTAGAGGCCATCCGACGCGATGCTCGGGAAATAGTTGATCGCGCCGTAGGCCGGGGAGAACGGCGCCGTCGCGATGTCCCTCTGATTTATCCTCACGAGACCTCTGGGTCTCATAGCGGGATTGAGGAGCGCTCTCGCCATGATCCCGTTCTGGGTCTGGTTGGGTATCCCGATCAGGCCGGTCCGGGAGTTCAGGTCGATCACGATCGCGCGAGGGTTGGTCTGCCCCAGCCGTGCGACGGACAGCCGCTCGTCCTGGATGGACCACACGAGATCGTTCCCGCGAGCGAACGTTCGCATCTGATCCCGGGACATGCCGAAGATCGCTCTCCCGCGAGGGGACGGCTGACCGGCAGCGGCGACGTCGGCCGGGAGAGGATCGACGGAGATTCCGTATGGCCGAAGAGTGGAGCCGATCGCGCTGTAGACTGCCTCTCGACTGTAGCCTGCACCGAGCGTGGCCGACACGAGGGCCTGCGTGATCGCCTCGTCGCCATCCGCAGCCATGATATGTAGATACGTGTCGATGGCGTTCTGCCTGCCGTATCTCGTTCGCTTTATGTTCCCTTTGAAGACGAGTCCATAGGCGCCCTGCTCGTATCCGGCGTAGAGCACGATGTCCGTGAACTCGTCCCGGATGAGATTGGACGTCTGCTCGGAGACGTTGTAGAACATCGCATCCACAGAGTTCGGCGTCTGGATGTCGGCGTGCCGAACGTGGAACTGGCACTTGAA